ACGTACATCGAAGGCCGGTCTAAGGACGAGCGAAGCCGATTCACCCCGAATCGGTGGGGCGTCACAACTTATGGGAGATCAAATGAATGACAGCTGGGGTTACCAGAACAACGAAGGCGTCGAGCAGGGTGGGGAAAACCTTGATGGGCCCGGTCCGCTGCGCGACGCTTACAAGGCGCTGAAGAAGCAGAACGAAGACCTCAACGAGAAGCTGACGAGCTTCCTCGACCGTGAGGCCAAGCGTGAAGTTGCGTCTGTGTTCGAATCCCTGGGTGCTCCTGGTGCCGCAACGGTTTACCAGGGACCGCCCGACCCGGAGAAGGCTCGCGAGTGGTTCACCACCATGCAGTCTGTCTTCGGTAATGGCAGCGCGCAGGGGAGCAGCCCCGAGCCTGTCGCACCTGCTATCACGCAGGGTCAGCAGGCAGCCCTTCAGCAGATGAGCCAGGCAGGCCACGAGGGAACCCCGATGGGGAACTTCGAAGCCGCTGCCTCTGCTGTCGGTCAGGCCAATTCTATTGAAGAGCTGATCGCTGGCTTCCAGAAGGGAGTCGGAGGGATTGGCTAATATCCTAAGGAGTTGTAATGGCTAACGCCTTTACCGGCACTACTGCCATGGCGAACCTTGTCCAGACCACGTATGACCGTGCTCTTGAGTTCGCCCTTCGTGCCCAGCCCATGTTCCGCATGGTTGCCGACAAGCGGCCTGTCCAGCAGGCCATGCCTGGTAGCTCGGTTGTCTTCGAGCTGTACCAGGACCTCGCTCAGGCAACCACTCCGCTGAACGAGCTGGTCGACCCGGACGCCGTTGCGGCCGGTAACCCGACCACGGTTTCCGTGACTCTCAACGAGTATGGTAACTCGATCCTGGTCTCCAACAAGCTGGACCTGTTCAGCTTCACCGACGTCACCGCCGGTCTCGTCAACCAGGTTGCGTGGAACCTTGTCGACTCCGTCGATCTTCTGGTCCAGAACGTCCTGGCTGCGGGTACGCAGACCATCCGCACCTCGGGTGGTGGCGTTGTCGGCTACGGTTTCGGCACCACGCCGACCAACCCGGTCGCCCTCACCGCGATCGACTCCGACTCGGTGTTCACTTCGGACATGGCTCGCCTTTCGGTGACACAGCTCCGGACGAACAAGGTCCACCCGAACAAGGGTAGCTACTACACCGCGTACATCCACCCGCAGGTCTCTTACGACCTGCGTCGGGAGACCGGTGCTGCTGCGTGGCGTGACCCGCACAACTACTCTGCGGCTGGCAACATCTGGGCGGGCGAGATCGGCGAGTACGAGGGTGCTTGCTACATCGAGACCCCGCGTTGCCAGAACGTCCAGTCTGGTGCTGGTGCTGGTGCGTCTCAGACGCGTGTGTTCAACACGTACTTCACCGGTCAGCAGGCTCTCGCCGAGGCTGTCGCGGAGGAGTTCCACACCGTGCGCGGTCCGGTCGTCGACAAGCTCACCCGATTCCAGCCGCTCGGTTGGTACGGCGTGGCTGGTTGGACGCTGTACCGTCCCGAGTCCCTGATCGTGGCCCAGTCCACCTCTTCGGCTCGCAACGCTGCCTAATCCAACGGGGGCCCTTCGGGGCCCCCTTGGTTTCCTTAAGGAGGAACCTTGTCCGGTCTTGACAACACCAGCGAGACTATCCGTCTCGTCACGGCGGCTACGACTGCCACCGACAACGACTACTTCATCGGTGTCTCGCCTGGTGCGAACCCGACGAACGTCGCCCTTCCGGCTCCGGCTTCTACGATTCCGGGCCGCACTCTCGTCATCCGTCGGGATGCCACGGCTACGAACGTCGTGAACATCACCGGCAATATCAACGGTACTGGTGCGGCTACGGTCGCAGTCGGCGCCGCAGGTGCCATCGGCACCATGGTCGTCCGGAACACCGGTTCGACCTGGCTCACCAGCTCGTAAGCAGAAGGAGACCCCGTGGCTAACTGGATCTATACCACGAACAGCGTCGAGGAAGCACCGTTCGCATGGAACAGCCTGCATGAACGCTTTCGGATGCCACGGGGTGTCTCCGTCCAGGAGGTTTCTCCTGGCGTGTACGAAGAGATCAGGTACTACGCGTACACCGATGAACTCGGGGCAGAGAACCTGCCCCAGAATCCCAACCAGAACACCGACTTCTGGCCTGCCCCTTCGGCAGGCCTTCACTTCTTTCGTGGCGGATACGAGCACACAGTAGACGATGCCGTTAAGGCTGACCTGATTGCGTCTGGTGTTGCCACTCTCGCCAATTTCGTCCCCGCCCCTTAAGGAGAACCCGTGTCTCACGAAAAGAAGAACCCGGCCAAGGAGCCGGTGAATCCTCTCTTCGAGCCCGCCTTCCATGACATGGAAGACTACGACCCGATGAACATCGGTGGCCCTGGCGGCCAGACGATCAACTCGGAGAACAACGAGAAGGGCATCCTGGAGTCTGGCCTCCAGCGTGTCATCAACCACAACCCCAAGACCGCCGAGCTTCAGGCTTCTCACCCCCGCGTCGGCATTTACGGATCGGACAACACCAACTAATGCCTCCGCGTACCCGCAAAGAAACCGTCGAAGCCGTTCTCATGGTCGACCCTGAGCAGCCGATACTTGCCCCCAGGAAGGAAGACCCGGTTCACCAGGTCGCCGTAGGCAAGTTTGTTCATGTCGTCATCAACGGTCAGACTCGGCACAAGGGTGCCGAGGTTCTCCAGATCGACGGCATGGGTCTAACCCTTCGCACCGACGAGAACGGCCTTAGCCGTTCCGAGATCACGCTCGTGCCCTGGTCTGCTATCGAAGGCGTTGGCATCGTTGGCGCGCGCTAAGAAGGGCCGCAACTGTTCGTCTGCGTGTGTCACGAAGGATCACCTGTCCTTCGGGGAGTGCATGCGCTCCAAGAATCTCCAACTGTCTCCTGCCGTGAACGACACCTACGGCACGCGTCAGCGTGCCTGGGACCGGGAGCTTGACAACTACGAAGCAGCATCGAGCCAGGGTCTGACACCTGCCGGGACCAAGCAGCATCACATCGATGCTGCCGTAAAGGCAGCAGAATCGGGGTAACCCATGGCGGAGCAGACGGTACGCATTGACGGTACCGTTACCACCTCTCCCACCGGAACTCAGAACGTGGCCGTCACGGGACTGCCTCTTTCCACCTACACGGTACAGAACCCCGCTCTCGATGGGGCGTACGTATACAGCCAGGCGGAAGTAGCAGGTGTTGTCGCAGCCAACAACTTCATGACGCTGACCAATCCAGCAGGCTCTGGCAAGATTATCGTCTTCGCCGGAGCCTTCATCTCCTCGTTCATCGTCGGAGATACGGGAGCGACGATCACCTCGATGCGAGGGTATCGAGCTTCGGTGGTATCCGGAGGAACACTGCAGCCAGCGTCTGCTATAGGTAAGTTCCAAACCTCGCAGCCCAATCCCGTAGGGGAGATCAGGACCGGCAGCGTGACTGCCACGCTGGGGACTGCGCTATTCAACTCGCCTCCGTACATCGGGGCGGCAAAGTCTTCCAGCCCCTTCGTTCACCAGGTTCCGATCCCACCTCAGGGTGGTCTCTTCACTCTCATGGAGGGTGAGTCCATGGTTCTTCGTACCGAGGTCGGCGACGTCGATACCCGGTGGAACCTGTCGCTAGCATGGGGAGAAATCTAATGTTCCAGGGAAGTCCCGGTTCTGATCAGATTCTGGCTGGAAGCCTTACGGCTTCCGGCACTCTTATCACGATCCCAGCAGGCATGACATTCAGCGGAGATCTCACGCTTGCCGCATCGTCTGCCATCGCTGGCACGTCTACGGTCACAGCCTCCACCGCCGGAACGAACGTAGCTCCTGCCGCTGGCGTGATCGCACGCATCAGCGTCACCGGTCTACTTGCCTCCGCTGGAGCCGACTCGTACACGACCGAGATCATCATCAAAGCTCCTCCCGAGAACAGCGTAACGCTCACGACCGCGATCTCTGGTACCGGTTCTGCCAGCGTAATCGGCTGGTACACAAGCTAAGG